GGGTGCAAGCTTTTATTTCCATCAAGGATTTGGGCGAATATCAAGACGCGGAATTGATTCGTAAAAAGATTGCAGCGTGTTTTGCCGTTTTTGTGAAAGTGCCGGATTCAGGCGTTCCCAAGAGTGAGGAAGAAATGCGGGCAATGGCCCGGATCGAACCCGGATCAATCAACTATATGAACCCCGGCGATGAAATTACAACCGCTACGCCCCCGCAATCGGAAGGATATTCGGAATATATGCGGGTTAATCTTCAACGTATTGCGTCCGCGTATAACCTGACCTATGAATCACTTTCCGGCGATCTGAGCAACACGAATTATTCTTCGGGTCGTATGGGCTGGATCGAGGCAAGCCGGGGGTTCCTGAAATGGCAAACCCGGATTATAATTCCGTTGTTCTGCGACCGTGTTTTCGATTGGTTGATGGATGCGGCAATAATTACCGGACAGCTTCGGGAAAAAGCTTCGGTTTCTTGGACTCCGCCCCGTCGTGAACTGATCGACCCTGCCAAAGAAGTAAAAGGACTTCTTGAAATGGCCCGTGCTGGATTTACGTCGTGGCAAGAAGTAGTTCGTGAATTGGGTTGGGATAAAGAACAACTTTTGAAGGAGCTTCTTGAAGACAAAGATATGTGGGATAAGGCCGGATTAAAACCGATGGCCGATCCGCGTTTCGATAAAGAATCCAAGGCCGCTTAAAATATTTTTTGATTAATAAAAATTCATTTTCTATATTTACGCTCATGCAGAAAAGATCAACCATTGAAACAAGGAAGATGCAAGCTTTGGCAAGCATCATCCCGAATAGCTGGAATGCCGAGCAACGAACCCTTGACGTAGAATTTGCGTCAGGTAAGCCCGTTCTACGCTATTCGTGGTCGAATGATGAAATTTATCAAGAAGTTCTTGAAATCACTGATAAAGCAATCAATTTCGGCAGAATTAATCAAGGTGCATCGGTTCTCAAAGATCACAGGCATTATAATCTTGATGCCGTTGTAGGTATTACACTTACCGGCTGGACTGCGGATGGAAAAGCCCGCGCGTCAATCAAGCTTTCAGGCACCTCGGAACACGAATCTTTTCGGCAGAATGTGGCCGAAGGCATATATCGAAACATTTCGGTTGGATACAACGTTGATGAATACGTACGGAGCCAAACCGACAAAACTTCTGTTCCAGTTTACCGGGCAACGAGTTGGGAGCCGCTCGAAATTTCATTTGTGGGGATTCCTGCCGATGAAACTGTCGGAACCCGTTCGCTGGAAGAAGTCAAAGAAACTGAACGCAAGTTCAGAAGTGAGGAAGTGAATTTACATTTAACAACAATAATCGACACTCGTACAATGGACGAAAATGCAGAAGGAGCGGAAGGGACAAACCCCGTAAACCAAAACCAACAACGCGGCGCGGCACCCGATCCGACCCCGACGCCGGTTGATGAAAAGAAACTGACGGAAGCCGCACGAAAAGCTGAAAAAGCACGTAGCCAAGGCATTCGTGACGCTGTTCGCGCTGCAAAGCTCGATGACGCTTTCGCACAGAAAATGATTGATAACGATGTTACAATCGACGAAGCCCGCGCAAAAATCATCGATAAATGGGCTGCGAATGATCCGTCAAAAGGATTGAGAAACGATAATACTATCGAAATGGGAACCGACGAAGTAGACAAAAAACGTGCGGTTCGTGCCGCTGCGCTCGGTATGCGTACAGGACATATCAAGCCGAAAAACATCGACAAAGAGCTTGTCGTAGAAGCTAACAAGCTTCGTTCCCTTGGTCTTCTGGATATGGCCCGCCTATCCCTTGAAGATACCGGATTGAGAACTGCCGGATTGGGTAAAGAGGAAATCGCCAAACGCGCGATCACTCAATCTACATCGGATTTCCCAGTACTGCTTGGTTCTGTCGGACAGGACATCTTGCTTGCAAGCTATGTCGAAATTAACGACGTATGGCGTAGGTTCTGCCGTACAGGTAGCGTATCCGATTTCCGCGATCATCGTGCGATTCGTACTTGGGGGCTGCAAGATTTACCTCGCGTTCTGGAAACAGAAGAATACAAAAACATTCCGTTGGTTGATGCAACCGGCGAAAGTGTTCGTGTATTCAAGCACGGGGGTATCGTTAATCTTTCTCTTGAAATGATCGTTAACGACGACTTGGGAGCGTTTAATAACGTTATCGCTGATCTGACCCGTTCTTCTCAAAGAACTATCGAGAAGACAGTATTCGCAACAATTGCAATGAACGGAAACCGTGGCCCGATCATGGCGGATGGAAAAACCCTTTTCCACGCAGATCACAACAACATCCTGACGGGTTCTGCCCTTGACGGAACGGCCTACGACGGAATGCGCGTAGCAATGCAGTTGCAGAAAGACGGAGCGGGCGAACTGATCGCACTTAACCCCTCGATCCTGCTTGTTCATACCGTGAACGAGGCTAAGGCGAAAATGTACAACACTTCGACTTACGACCTTGACCAAACCGGAAAGACTATGTTCATGCCGAACAAGGCTCTTGGCATCTATGAGGACATCGTAGGATCTCCGCGCTTCGCGCTTACGAACGGTGCGATTTCTTTCGCTGATCCTGATGTCGAGCCGGTACTTCAAGTATCTTTCTTGGACGGACAGCAAACGCCTGATTTCGAGCGTTACGAAGAATTCAGAACGGACGGCGTGAACTTCAAAATCCGCTCTATCTTCGGAGTCGGCGCGGTAGGGTGGAGAGGCGCAATGCTTAACCCCGGCCTTTAATTGACAATAAATATTAACCGGCCCGCCTAAAAACGGGCCACTTTAAAACCATATAGAAATGAATAATTTCGTAGATACAGGGGATGACGTAGTCGTAACGCTTGGAGCGGGAGAAACTACGGTTAAATCGGGTGACGCATACATGGTCGGCGATTTGATCGGCTTCGTGAGTGTGTTGCTTCGTAATGGTAATACGGTCTTTGCAAATCAAGCATCAGCGGAAGGAGACACTGCCGTATTGAAACTGAAAGGGACATACAAAGTTGCAAAACCAACGAATCAGGCGTGGGCTTTGGGGGCAAAAGTTTATTTGGTTGCGGCTTCCCGTACATTTACAACCGTAGCAACGGGCAACACGCTTGCCGGTCTTGTGGGAAAAGCTGCGGCGGAAGCTGATCCTTTTGCTGAACTCCGTTTGAAGGCGCAGTAATATGCCGAACATATTTGACGCGATGGCTTCCAACGTGTTTCGTACTACCGCCCAAATGATGGGGTACGACGCAGTTTGGAAGCCATCGGCTTTTCCGACCAATACGTTTGCAGCGCGGGTTCACTTGAAAGACCCAAACAAGAACGGCGATCAATACGAAATGAAGGAAGTTGATTTCACCATAAAAAGCCCCGTAATGGAGTATATGGAACCCGACTTTCCCGGATTATACGAAGCAGTACGCGGCAGGACGGACGGCGAATTCGTTTCCATCAATGTGTCAGGAACAACCCGTAAATACGGAGTTCAGGACGTTGCGCGTATTCATGACGGTAGAACTTTTAAAGCAATTCTTATCCCTGTTACCGCCGAATGAACATATATCAAGCATTAATTAGCGAGGTTGTTATCAAACTAAGAGGAACAAACGAACAGCCTGAAAATCTGGCACTACTCGGCGTAGAAGTAAGCCGGTTAAAGCAGTTTAAAGCCGAATACAGCGAATTGCAAGTGAACCAGAAAGGCCGGGTATATGTAGGTTTTCCAATGCAACGCTTCGGCACTGAATCGCAGCCTACTAATTTTTTGATAGGTAGCCCGGCACAGATGACCGACATTTATCTTACGGCTTCCGTTTCAGCGCGAAGTCTATATGATGAAGAAATTAACGGTCAAATGTATTACGGTTTGTATACCTACGTAGAAATGACGCAGCGGCTTTTGATGGGTTTTAAGCCTTCAATCGGCGGGGAGCTTTCCGCGTTCGGTGTGGATATAACGCTTTTTGACAAAAACACTTGGCATTATCAAGTTATGTTTCGTGTGCGTGACGTTCCGATGGAGCCAATTGAGAATTCAAGGAACATGGAAGAACTAGACGCAAATCTTTTAAAACGTCTTTCTTGGGTTGAAGATTTGGACGAACCGGAAATCGTTACTAATTTAGATGAAGAAATTTTAATCGGGGATAAAACTCTTACTATATAAATATGTCGGGAACTATAAAAATACTCGATCTTGCTACAAAGCCCGTAAAGCCCGAAGATTTTATGTTAGTCGTAGGTGCCGACGGGCAGCACAATAAAGTAACTGCCGGCGAAATCATCGATCAGATTCAGGCAAATGTTGAGACAAGCGGAGCGGTAGGCGAACTTCTGGCAGAAGCAAATGCGACCCTTGAAGCGGTCAAGGATGTAGCTTCCGGGGTGTTCATTCCTTTGGGGAGTTTTGATGCTTCTACGGGCATTGCAACTATATCCGAAACGGGGGCAACTTATAGCCCGACGGCGGTATCGGATAAACCGAAAGGAAGTTTCTTTAACATCGTTAAAGAAGGATTGGGACAACTTGCCGGGGAGCCGCAGCCGACACTTTACAAGATCGGCGGAAGCTTGCAGAGTACCGGCACGAAATGGAGCTACTTACCGCCAAAGGATAACGGGTACGAAAAGATTACCGCTTTGGAAGTAAAAGCTGTTACTGCTACGACGAATAATGTTAGTTCGATGCTGTCATTTACGATCAGTGACGAATCGGGCCAAATTCTCTTTGCTAAACAGTTTAACGGTGCGGAGTTCCCATATAATGAACTGACCGAAGAAGACCTTCCAGAATCGATTTTCGCCAAAATTAACGAGAAGGTCGGACTGGATAAATTGACGCCGGAAGTTACGGCCAAATTAGACCGTGAAATCGGTACCGCTGACGTTAGCGATGAACTGCTTGCTTCCATAAACCGGAAGATCGGGGAAACCGATTTGACCCCCGAATTACTGGTAACGATTAATAGTGCGGGCGGGTTGCAAGATGCCGCAGGCGCACCAAATGTCATTACCGCTTTTACAGGTACGACAGGGCTTGTCGTTTACGCAATTCTGAAAGATGGCAAAACGTGGCCGTACGAAGAAGAAATCGAAGCAACTGAAAGCACAGTCATTGTAACGCCCCCGGTTGAAGAATTGCAGGAATTTGCGAGTGCTGATGCAGCTTATGCAGCGTTAGGGCCGGGTAAAGAATATTGGTCTGCCCAAGGCGTTCGGATGCGTACGATTCAGACGTTGAATTTCTTGTCATTGGGAAATACAGGTACGGAACGTACATACTTTGGTACGACTTGGCGTTCACAAAGCGGAAACGTAAGCGGAAGGCAGCCTTGGTCAATTCAAGAATTAAAAGACCCGGACGCTCCGAAAATCTTACGGTTTGAATTACGTCCGGGGGATAACTGGTATTTTGCGGAAACAACGGATGCGAACGGAAATATCGTACGCACGGGCGGCGATATGCCTTCGGCAAGCGATCCTGATGGAAATTCGCAGAACGGAAAGCTGAAAGAACGTGCAGAAATCTATCAACTTGGTACGTCGGGAACGAATGCGGTTCCGATTCCTTGGGACGTGGATTTGTGGTATGCCGATCAGATTTTCATCGAACCTGATCCAAACGGCAAGCGTATTTTCTATCGAAACACAGCGTTTTATCATGATATGTTTCAGTTTCACGGGCCGGGCGGCGGCGGGCCAATCGTAGGCTTGAATTATGCTAACTATGATGTAGGCGGAACAAGTAACACCTTTACGCTTGAAACGCGATCCGGGCCGGAAAGTGCCCCCGTGTCGAAAACATATCCAAAGAAGCCTTATAATCGGGGCGAATGGATTCCCCGCGTAATGTGTATCAGACCTTCCAAAACTACCGGTAACTCACAGATACGACTTTGGATCGGTACCGAACTTGTTATAACCGATATGAACACAACTATCGGGTATAGTGATTCGAGTGCGCCGGGGTACATAAAAGCGGGTCAGTATCGGACAGCGGCAGACGATGGAACAAGTGCGGGCGAAACTGATGACCGAATAACCGTAGTTATGCGCGTTGCAAATCCTGAACTAACTTGGGATCAAGTTACGGTTGATGGAGTCGTAAAGAAAAATCAAGGATTACGCACCTTGGAAGCAAGAATACAAAATCCCCGTTCACTAATAAATTCTGAAATTGTATGACAAAGATAATAACAATTCCGGGTGAAACATTTGCAGATGTACGGAGCACTGCGCCGAGTATCGAATGGATTCCGCCCAAATTAACGGGGGTTGAAGCCTTGTTTATGGCTCCTAAATACGTGCCCGCTTCGGGTGTTTGGGTCGAGCCGAAAAGCTCCGAAAAAGATATGGTTTTGGGAACCTTCGCTTCTCAAACCGTTATACCGACAATCAATGCGGCATCATCGCAGATGAACGGTAAGCCGTCAATTTATTTCAAGTCAGGTAACGGCGGAACAAGTAACGGGTCGGGGGATCGGACAAAAGTACTTACAAGGCAATGGAAACTTGCGCGTAAGAAGATCAGTTTAGCGATTTGTTTTGCTAATCATAACTTGGTTGCTGTTACTGTTACCCGTACGTTATGTTCATACGCCGGTGCGGACGGACTTACGTTCCGTTTTGAATCTTCCGGTGTCAACTCGAAAATGGCAATTGTCGTAAACGGTACCCGGACAGAATTACAGGCTTTGGCAGTTAACGGCGGTACGGGGATTCCGTCAAATAAATTGCACGTTATCATAAACGAGAATAAAATGGATATTTATGTTAACGGTGTTCTTGACACAACCATTCCGAATTTGACGTTTAGCGCGTTAACGGGAACTTTCGTCTTGGGGTGTAATGAGATAGGAAGCAATACAACCAAGTTCCACGGGCTTGTCGGTATTTGCGACACATACAAAGGTGCAATGACTCTTTCGGAAATCGCTGCGGATGTAGCATACATGACGAATATATATGGCTAATTCAATAAAAATACTTGATCTTGCAACCAAGGCGATAGACGGCCAAGATTTCGCCTTGGTTGCGAAACCCGACGGAACGCACTATAAAATTTCTATTGCGGCGTTGCTGGATTTGGCCGGTACGATTCCGGGAGTTAATATAGATGATTACGTTAAAAAAGAAACCGGTAAAGTTCTTTCGTCGAATGATTTCACAAACGAATTGAAAGATAAACTAACTAACTTTACAGGGCTTCAATTTGCGGAATCTTCGGATTTTGATTCTAATAGCGATGAAACAGTTATTAGCCCGGCAAGATTTATTTCTGAGTTAGAAGAACGATTAATGTATAACAATTCCGTAGCTATATAATGCCAAATGTAACCAACCTCGTTGAACGAAAATTACACCCTTTAACCGGTGAGAATTTAATGCCGTTTGTCACTCCAATGTGGCGGGACGGCACTACCCCAATGCGCGATGATCTTTGCGGGGCTTTGTATAACAAAGATAATTGGGCGGCTTCAAAAACCGTTGGAAGTTATTTTCGTTGGCAGGCACCCGACACTTGGACAGCGAGCAAATTGAGTACGCCAAATCACACATATCTGCAAAGATGTATGAATGATTTCGGGGCAAATCCTGCGGAATTCACGCTTGATAAAACCGTTATCATCGGAGCGAATTTGACAATTCCCGCGAATGTAAAAATCAAAGTAAGTCCGAAGGCGATGTTCAACATCCAAGCGGGGGTTACTTTGACCATTCAAGGGCGTTTTGACGCTTCCCCGCAACAGGTCTTTATCGGTTCGGGTTTGGTCGATTTGTCAGCAGATACGATTTATCCTGAATGGTTCGGCCCGATGGATGGCGTTGCTGATTCCGATGCGATCCAAAAAGCTTACAACTTGGCCGTTGCAAAAGGGGTATATCTTAAAACTACATATCCTGTAATTTCTGTAAAAAAGCAATTTAATATTGTTGCGAATTCTCTAATAGATTTCGGCAATTGTATGCTGAAACCTACTGCGGATTTTGTAGGCGAAAGCGTTGTCAGGTGTACGGCATATTCTAACTTAACATACAACCGGGTTAAGCTGAATATTGATTGTGAATTAAAAAATACGCTTACCGGGTTTAAATTAGATGACTCCCAAACGACAGGATGTGAATATGACGTTTTTGTAAAAAATGCAAATATCGGCGTTCATACGTACGGAAATATCGAACGGCAAGTCGTACACATTCGGGGTGTTAATTGCAAGGAGTTATTGCGGGAAGAACAAGCCCCCAACAACGGAGAATTCACACGAACGCCCAATGAAAATTACTACATCGTAAACGGCTCCAACTGTGATACATGGTTCCGTCAAATCGGTATTTGTTCGAGTGAGGTACATTTTAATTGCGAAAACACAAACACGACTGCGACGGATTATGCTATCGTTCTGGAAAGTGCGTATAACGTTAAATTATCCGGGGAAATTCGAGGAAATCACAAAGGCGGTATTCGGATTACTGAATCTTTGGCAAATCAGTTGAATGTTATTCTTGCCGATCTTACAGTAATTATATCCGACGGGGCTTGGCTTCTTTACTGCCAAGGAGCGCGGAGTATTACCGGTTCGATTATGTGCGAAAGACCGTCGGCAGGGGGCATAAATATTGAAGCGGCAAGCAGCGTTATGTTGATTGCGAATATCAAGTCAACGCGCGGAATGCCTGCGCTACAACTTGGCGTTGCTGCGGCTGCGGGCGTACCTGCCCGAAAAGTTTCTAATAGCCGGATCACACTGAATCCGTACGCTGTTGCTACCGGCGTTGATTCCATTGTTTTGAATAATACAGATGATGTTTGGATCGATTTGTCTGGTAACTGGACAGCGGTAAATATTCCGGTTGGAGCCGTATGTATCAACACGGTAGTTCAAGCAACGACGCAATTCGTTTCCCGTAATATTCCTATCGAAAATCCGGGAAACCAACCGGTTCTTTTTGACTTCCGGGGTTCGGTAACTAACACGCAATTAACCGCATTTTCAACGCCTCAAAGAGGTATGCGGGTTTCTACGATTAGCGACAGGTCGTATAATAGCGCGACATATAACGGCACGAATTGGCGGTATGCAGATGCGGCGGAAGTAACAATCGGAAGCAAGCTGATGTATACAAGGAAATTCAATGTTTCCAATACAACGCCAAGCCCGCTTACCGATAATAACGGGGTTAATTTTTCAGTCGATAGATCATACCGGGTTGAAGGTTTTTTCATCGGTACGGGGCAGCGGTTAGGTTCAGAAGCAGTATTTTATCATGACGGTACGGCTTGGAAAGTCGCTTCAATGTATGAAGGAAGCCAAACCTTTAACGGGGTTCGGTTTAGCGTAGTGGGTGGCGTTCCGTCGGTTACGATGCTTGATGGAACAACGACCCGTACATTTGTAATGAACGTTACGGAGATAACTGAAACAGGCGGTAAAATTCCATACTTCGGTTTTAACCTATCTGATGATTCAGTCAGGTTAAAATACAAAGGCAATGTGCTTGCTTATTCCAGCGAAGTAACGAAAGCGGTTAAAGCTGTTATTTCAGGCGACGGAACGAATTTAGTCTGGACAGTGCCGCACGGTATGGGAGCCAAGCCGACCAACGTTTCGGCAGCAAGCCCAAGAAGCGCAACGTCGGCAGCGGCGGAAGTCCGGTTCGTGGACGCTGACGCAACGAATCTTATTATTTATACACAAAATCCGTTACCTTCGGGAACTGAAAATGGTGTTTGGGATATATTTTGTAAACTATAAACAATAATTCATAATGACAAAAGTTAAAAATGCTTCGCAGTACACGCTTCGCTTCGATCTTGGCGACAAGGAAAAAACTTTAATTCCTGACGCTACTTTGGAAATTCCCGAAACAAATTCGTATATTGACGGTCTAATCGCGCAAGGGATTCTTGAAGAAGTACCTACAACAAAAAACAAAGAATAAAAGATGGGCTTTCACGGTGTAGATTATCAAGAAATTAAAACGGGGCCGGTTCAAGTTAGTGAGTTACCCACAGCGATAACTTTTCTTGTAGGAACCGCCCCCAAAGGGCCGCTTAACCAATTGATACTTGTTAGCAATATGGCTGACGCTTCGCAGTTCGGTTCGCAGTTGCCCGGCTTTACAATACCTTCCGCATTGGCAACGCACTTCGCCGAAGGTGGTCAACCCGTAATGGTTGTTAATGTATTCGATCCTGTTACGGATACTACTGCGGTAGCTTCTGAATCGATTACGCTGTCTAATGGTAAGGGAAAAACTGCATTTGCACCGGTTTCCAATTTTATCTTGAAGCACACAACGGGAACGCCGATTTATGTCAAAGATACCGATTACCGGATTGATGATTATGGAAACATTTCATCTTTAAACAATGCGACAATTGCCGCAGGCGCAACCGTTACCGCCGTATACAACAAGATCAATACTGCCAGCGTTACCGCTGCGGATATTATCGGAACCGTAGACGGAGTGACAGGCGCAAGAACTGGAATGAAAACGGTTGAAGCTGCATATAATCTTTACGGCAAAGAACCAAAAATTCTTATCGCACCGGGATTCTCGGAATTAACGGCAGTTGTTGCCGAAATGCGATATTGGGCAAACCGTTTGCTTGCAATGGCGATTGTCGATGCACCCGTAGGAACTACGGTACCGGCAGCGATTGCAGGACGCGGCCCGGCAGGAGTTATCAATTTTAACGTTTCTGACGAACGTGTAATTTTGGCTTATCCGCGCATTAAGTCCTACGATCCGGCAAGTAATACAGACATCGCAAAACCATATAGCCAATACCTTTCGGGGATTATTGGAAGGGTCGATACGGATTCAGGATTCTTTTATTCTTTCTCCAATAAAGCAATCAGGACAGCAAGCGGGACTGAACTTCCAATTTCCAGTTCTGCCGTTAACGACGGTACCGACGGGCAGAAGCTCAACGATGCGGGCATTGTAACCGTTTATAACGAAGGGGCATCGGGATTCCGTACTTGGGGAAACCGTAACAGTGCTTATCCGGCGAACTCGACGATTATGACGTTTAACAGTACTCGGCGGGTTATTGATACTGCAATACGTGCAATTCAGTTATCTTCGGTTCAGTATCTTGATTTACCGATGACCGAAGCTTTACGTGACGCCATCCGGGAAACTGCCAACAATTATGTTCGTTCGTTGATCGGTCGCGGAGCGTTAGCCGACGGGGAAGCGATTTATGATCCTGCGCTGAATCCGCCTTCGGAAATCGCGCAAGGACATTGGACGTTTACGCTTGATTGGGTTCCGACTCCGCCTTTGGAGCATATAACGTATCGTTCGTATGTGAACATAACGCTTTTGTCAAAATTAAACGAAGTAGCATAAAATGGCAACTAACAAAATGTTTCAAGCCGCTGTTTATATTAACGGTAGCAATTATATGGGCCTTGTTGCGGAAGCGGATATTCCCGGCCCAACGGCAAGCACGACGGAGCATTCAACCATTTCAACGCTTGGGGGCATTAATTTGCCCACAGGCTTTGATGCAATGGAAGCACGTCTTGGGTGGGCAGCGATGGATGAAACAATCGACCGATACGCTTCGGACGTTTTAAGCGTTCACGATTTTCAAATTCGTTCGCAGATTGAGAAGTACGGTAACGGCCCGAAGCAAGTTTCAAAAGTAGTTTACTTTATGCGTGGTCGTTTCCGTAATATTCCGAATGCAAACTTTACGGCAAAAGCAGATGTCGAAAGCGAATCAGCGATTGACGTTCTTTACATTCGGAAAGAAATTGCTGGAAAGGTAATGTTTGAATTCGATCCTGTTAATTATATCTATAAAGTTAACGGTGTGGATATGCTTGCCGAACTTCGAACAAATCTTGGATTAAGCTAGTAAATTAATAATCAATCGAATATAAATCTTAAAAATTAAAAACAATGTCGTATCAACTTAATTTTACGCTTCCGGTTTCAGGTAAGCAAGTAGTTTTGACTTCGCCCCCTTATGGTATCCGTAAAGAGATAAAAAGGATGTCTAAGGACTTGAAGCTGGACGATGAAGAAATCGGCTTGGTTCTTTTGTCAAAGATCACAGAAATTGACGGTAAAAAAATGGAGCATTATGACGAATTCGACGAAATGGAATTCAATGACGTGCTTTACATTAGTGCCCAATTCAATAACTGGAAAGACCAAAAAAACGAGTTACCGACGAAGTAGTTGCTTTTGCCGCGCATTTTTTAAATACGCCGTTAAAAGACTTCGAAGAAATGTCGGACGATGAAATCATAACTTGGTACAATATTGCCGCTAAATTGCACGATCATTTATATGTACCGAAAGAGAAAAAATAAACAGCGCAAGTAGCCCTTGCGCTTTTTTAATATGGCAACAAACCGGAATATAACAACAAATGTAATTATTAACGGAATTAATAACTTTTCCGGGCCAATCGGTCGGGGGGTTACTTCTTCCATTAATAGTTTGGAAACGCTCGGCAACCGGGCGCGAGGAATTGCAAGCACTTCGTTTGGGGTTGGTCAAAAGTTCGCAGGGGCAACGGCTGCGCTCGGAGCCGGTTTGCTTTTACCTATCCGCCAAGCCGCTTTGTTTGAGGATAAAATGGCGGACGTTGCGAAAGTAACGAACACGGATGTTGGAAGCAGTGCCTTTCGGAGTATGTCCAACGAGGTAAAAGAATTATCAGTTTATCTTGGCCGTACTGCGACTGAATCCGCCGATCTTTACACTACCTTGGCGCAGGGGGGCGTTGCCGTTGATAATTTAAAGGAAATTGCCCGGCTTGCCGGTCGGGTCGGCGTTGCCTTTGACATATCCAATAATGATGCGGGTAGCGCATTTTCCCGGATTCAGAATGTCCTTGATCTTCCTACGGAAAAAGTAAGTTTGATTGCGGATGCGATCAACGTTCTTTCCAACACCCGGAACGCAAAAGCTTCTGAAATACTTTCTTTTTTAGAAGCCGGCGGGGTCGGAGTAGCTAAGACGTTCAATGCGACAGGGGAAGAAATCGCAGCGTTCGGGGCAACGCTTCGGGCAACGGTAGTACCTTCCGCAGAACAAGCCGCGACAGTCATGGAACGCTTCGGAAAGGGCATTATCAACAGCCCCGCCCTGCGTAAAACATTTAACGAAGCGGGTAAAGGTGCCGCTGGTTTTCTTGCGGTATTAAATAAAGGATTGAAGTCTTCTGATCCTGATGAATTTTTCGGAAAGTTCGGAGAATACGGAACATCTATTCACGAATTGGCAAGGGGAATGAACGGCCCGAAAGGTCTTTTAAACGCCTTGAATTCTGTAAGCGACCCGATGAAAATTGCCGGTTCGGTAATGGGCGAATTTACTAATAAGCAATCAACCACGATGGGCAAGTTGCGAATCGAATGGTCAAGGTTTAACGCAACTGTAATCGATTTTGGTGAAAATGCGTTGCCAATGATTCAGCAATTTGTTTCTGATTCAAGCGGTCTGTTAAAGAATTTAGGACAATGGGTTTCAGCAAACCCTAAATTGTCAACAAGTATATTGCAGGTAGCGGCGGGATTAACTGCTTTTTCTGCCGCAGTTTCAGGCGTTTCTTTTGCTATCGGCGGGGTTGCCACTGCGGTAACTGCGTGGACTCGCGTCATGACCTTTTTTGCCGCAGGCGGGACATTTGCGACTGCCATATCTTCGGTAAGTATTTGGGCGGAAGGTTTGGCGTATGCAGCACTAACAGCGGGAGCTATTACCGTCGGAACCGTGGCCGTGGCAACGGGTATCGCTGCGGTAGGAATTGCAGCTTATGCAGCGTTTCAGAAGTTTGAACCTTTCCGCCGGGTCGTTACGCAGATGTACGAAACTTTGGTTGCGTTTGATAACCATTCTTGGGAGTGGTTAGGCGCAATCTTTTCCGGGGATTTTGCAAAAGCCGGACGGATCAGAACTGCTATACAAACGGAAGCTTCGATAAATACCGGCGCAGATATGTTTGATTATCGTAAGGGTGTGCAATCGGAAAGAATTAAAGAGCTTCGAGCAGGTCGGGGGTATGGAACCGCCGAAGCCGGGACATTGCCCGAACCGTCTGGATTACCGAAGGGGCCGGCGAACTGGATGTCCGCACAAACGGGAGCGGTTAATTTTAGTCCTGTTCTTAATTTCAACGGCACGGTAACGCCCGACGGTAAGAAAATGGTCGATGAATCGTTATTACAAGCAAAGTATCAGTTCGAAACAGTGCTTAAACAAAATCAACGCGATCAGAATCGCAGAGCCATAAAATAACCATGTTGTACCAATTAGGGGAAATAGAATTTTTGAGGCCGCTTGATGGCCCGACATCTTTCGCCAAAACGAAAAGCGCGAATTTTGCTGAAATGGAACGTATCGAAGGCCCGCCGACTTTGCAAAAACTTGGCGGGGTTCTTACAACCATTGAGCTTGATATGTACCTTCATCATTCGTTTACCAACGTCCGGCAGGCACTTAACAAATTTGATGCGGCTTTGGATGCGGGCGAATCGCTTACGTTGATTAACGGCTTGGGTGACGTTGAAGGGGATTTTGTAATCACTGACTTGCGAACAATTTACGAAGGGACGGACGATGTAGGCCGGCTTATGTCTGCTTCGATTACCGTTTCGCTGAAAGAATTTGTTCCGGCTGATCCTGCCCAAGCTGACCGTGCAAAAGCAAAGAAAGCGGGGTTTGCTAATTTGACATCGAACCCGGTAATCTCTACGCCTGTAAATAAATTTCAAACTCCGCAAATTTCGTTAATGCAGGACATTGTTGAAACCCAAACGAACGCGCGTTCGGCAAGTGCATCCATAAAAAAAGCCGCATCGCTTCCTGCGCTGGCAAAGACGTATACCAGCCAAGCGTTAAAAGCTTTGACGAAAGCAAAAACTGCCGCGACCAAAGCGAGAAACGGCGTAGATGCAGCCGCTTCAAAAATAAGTAACGCCGCTGCATTGAAGTCTAATTTAGAATCCGTAATTTCAAGCGTAACTAGTATAAGTACTACTATTTCAGGCGGTACCGTTTCGGACGGTGTAGCAGTTACGGCAAGTATTGATTCGAATATAAATACGCTGATGACCACAGCGGCACATTTGACACAAGTTATAGTTCTGAGAAAATGAAATATACAACTTACACTACTAAACAAGGCGATAGATGGGATACCGTAGCGCAAAAAGCCTACGGCGATTCAACGCTTGTGTACCTTCTTATTATGGCGAACCCCGGCGCAATAATAGACAGCGAACTTCCGGGGGGCATAGAATTGTTTATTCCGGTTGTCGCCGATCCGGTTGTCGCTGCGCCGCTTCCGCCTTGGAAATCGGGCGAAGATGATGTTGTCGATACGCCGGACGATATTGATAATCAGATTCCGGTTGAACCTGCCCCGATTGTCGAACTGGCATTTGCCCAAGGGTACCCGGTTGTTGCGAATAACAAGATCAAATTTGCAATAAACAAATCTGGTAAATATACATTCTCAGTCGAAAAAGTTTCGGGCGGGGTCGTGTATCAATCGCCGCTTTATGATTTTACAGCCGGGTTCCCTTTGGAGACTCCCGAAATTCTTGACGGCGGGAATTACATTGTTAAAATTGGTGCGCTTGTCTCCGCTCCTATCGTGGTTGTAGGGACTGCAAACCCTTTACAATTTACCCGGATTCCTTCTTTTGTTCAGCAAGGAATTTCGCTTACGATCAAGTATGCAGTAAGCCGCGACGGAGTGTTTCGGGTAACGGTTGCGAAAGCGGATAACTCCGTAGTTTTCAACAAGGACGTAGATCACAAGAAAGGCGAGGAAGTAACGATTCCTGTTACCGCAGAAGGGCAGTATAAAGTTACGGTCGGCCCGATCAGCGGTAACGTTGCGATCTTTACTTCGGCGGATTTCATGGAAGGCTTGGCGTATACAAACGATGTTAACAGCCGGGAAATGTCTATTTGGGTTGATGCCAAAGTTGACATAAAAATGAAAGTTGTTGCAATGGACGGTTCGGCAATTACCGGCGTTACATGGAACAACCTTCCGTTTAAACAAGACGAATGGATTCCCGGAACGACGGATTGGGTCACAGCCCCGTGGACGGAAGTTTTCAGGCTTAATCCAAACAGCGCAACGGTTGGCGGGCTAACGGTTGGAAAAGAGTATAAATTTATTTTTGTAAGGGAAGGGAACCCGGAACCGATATTCGAAAA